TAAATATCTAAAAATCTAAAAATGAATTCTAGTTCCGCAGTCTTAATAGATAATTTTTTACCACAACTAACATTTAATGGTATATCTACTAAGGTTGCTGAATCACATCACTATACAAATGGAAAGTTGGGTGACTATGTTAGAGATGCACTTTGGGATGAGGTTACTAATCTTGTATTTGCTAGATTAAAGGAAATTGGATTGTATAGTGATAGTTTTGAAGAAGACAAAAACATAACCAATTTCTCATACAATCAATTTCGACCATCAAACTATTATCATGGGTATGCACCTGGACCTCATATTGATAATGGATCATATGTGTTTTATATTCACCCAGACTGGGATGCTGGATGGGAAGGTAAATTAAAACTTCCACAAGCAAATGAACAAGAATATAGAGATGGAATTTATGCTAGACCGAATAGGTTTATTTGGATGAATCCAAATGTTCTTCATGATATTTCAACTACATCAGAATCTGCTACTCACGCAAGAGTAACTAATTTGGGATTTCTTAATCGTTGTTTTGATCAAAATCCAGTTGGAATTGATTATATAAATATTTCAACGACTATCTAACTGGTTTGTGGTGAAGAGTAATAAGTTTAAAAAGGCACTAAAACACCTCAAGACTGATCTGAGTGAAGCCCCTACCAACTCCATGGGTAAGGTTTACTCTGCAAATACACCAGGTCATCGTGTAGGAATAAAGGATCCACATAGAGTTTTCTATCCAGATATTGATGGAAATTTTCCAGCAGGTGTTCCTGGAACACCTGGAGATGAAATATATGTGAGACCTCGTGATTATTGGGATGAGGGTCCAGGAACAGTTGCTGCAACAGATTGGGATATTAAATATGATTCCGATTATACTTATGAATCGCAATCAGAAAATCCTAGACAAACCGATACACTTATTGATCCAGATACTGGATATGTAAAATCAGAACTTCCACCAGGAACTAGAAGTTTTATTTTAGGTCCAATTGTTGATTCATATGTCCATGTACATGGATATGACAATATAACAAGAGTTGGATATATTCAAAAGGATACAAGAGAATTTGTTCTACTTGGTTATGTTGAAGGATTGTGGGGTGATGATGATAATGGAAATCCTATTCTCCAAGATGGATTTGGTAGTGCTAGTGGATGGAGAAAGTGGGATGGACAAGAAAGTTCTTTCACTTCAGTAAATAGTAATTTTACTTTTGAACATCTTCAGTGGTTTCATAATAAACTAAAGTCGGGAAGATATATTGCAAATGTTTCATTTTTCCTTTCTGGTGGATTAGGTTGTATTCTGGGTCATGGTGGTGATCGTCAACCACCAGGTTCAACTCAAGGAAATACTCCAGGCGGCGGTGGTCCTCCAGGAAGTCCTCCACCAAAATGGCCTAAAAATATGGGAGGAGATCCTCCACCTCCTAATCCACCTCCTTATGGTGGACCACCTAATCAAAGTCCACCACCAAATGATGGTGAACCACAAGAGGATCCTAGATATGATACTCCACCAACGGATCCTTATCCTAAACCTCCTAGGAAGAGGAGAAAGAATGATAAGACGGGTGAGGATCCTTCTAGCGGTAAACGTGACACGAAAAGAACTAAAACCGATTCGGAAGATGATGAGATAGAACGTGATACTGGTGATGAAGGAGAAGGATCACCACCATTAACTATTGATGATTTTGAGAAAGCAGCAGAGTATTCTGCTTATAAAGCAGGTGGTGGTGATGCTGCGAGAGCACAGGGTAAATCTGTAGAAGAAATTATTACACAGGGTATTAAAAATATTAGTGTTCATGATAGTGGTGCCAGAAATCCTTCAAGTGGATATACTGATTATAGACCTAATTATAAGGATCCTCTTGTTAATTACAAAACAGAAATTGCTGGATCCGTTTTACAAAATAAGCCTTTAAATGTTCCTCAAAGTGCAATCCCACAAAGGGATATTGATGCTCTGGTAGTGGATATTGAGAAGTATAGGTGGCATGATATTCCTGTTAATACAACTCCACAACCATATTCTGATGATAATATTTACGAACTGCCTAATGGTGCAGCTAGAGCACACACACCAGAGACTAGAGCAAAGTATGGACAGAATACTGGGTTTGTTGGTGGAGGTTTTAATAATCCATTAGGTGGTGCTGGAAAAGCACAAGTACAACTTGTTGTTCCACCAGATGGTTCTGAACCTTATTTTAAATATACAGATCACGCTTATCATAATACTGATTCAAGTGATCCTCATGAACTTCCTGGTGAAGGAAATTGGTTCACAGCTCCGGTTGGATGGGTAAATAGGGGGTTATCTGATCTTACACATGCTCTTGGTAGACATGACTTATCAAAACCAAATACTGGTGATATGAAACATTATCCTCAAGGTATTCGTGGTGACGTAAGAAAGGACATTACAGTTCCTTACAGTAAATTACCAAAAAAATTGCAGGAGAAAATTAGAGAATCCGGGTATGTTCCTCCAACTGACACTTCCAAATCTAAAAAACAGGGGAAGATTGATAAGAATGCGACAACTAAATCTGATTTTATGAGAAAAATGTCTAGCGATCATGTTGATCGTGAGAATGCAAGGAGGGGATTTGGTGAATCTAGAACTGTATCTAGAGAGCAACGCAGAAAAATTCTGAGAGAAGTTAAGCAACCTTATGTGCTTCCTGAGACCAAGAAAGAGAAGTACAAACCAAACTTTAAAGGTAAGTTTAGTCCACAGAATACTCCTGATGTAACCGCATCACCAGAGTCTGATTACATGGTTAGAGCAAAGAATGCTGCTGGTCAAACTTGGAGAACCAAGGATAAGTATTGGGCAGGATATGAAACAACTGAAAGACTGAATGTGGTTTATGATCAAGTTGGTCATGGACAAATGTATTGGGATAATCTTGTTAAAGAAAATCAAGAAAAGAAAAATGTTCGTGATAGAAAAATTCAAGAGCATTTGAATATTCTTGCTCATAATAGGGCAATGAATAAATTGGATTCTAATTATGAAAGTCCATTCAATGCTAATGATAAGATTGAAGAACAAGAAACCTTACAAGCAGATAATGATCCACTCTTTAGAAAAGTTGCTAAGAGTTTGAAGAAAGAGATTGATTATCAAGATAAACCAGCAAAGCTAGGATATCCAAATACTCCACCTCCACAATTAGATCCAAACACTGGTATGCATCCAGATTATGGTAAAGTTGATAGTAGATATAATAGTTTGGATCCACACAGTGCTAATGCAATGCCACCAACTGGCAACCCTGAGATTGATGCAAAAGTGAAAAAAGCACGTAGACTTAAGTCAGTAAAGTCCATCCAGAATAAATAACTAAAAAACGTGTCATGAGATCTTACAGTAACTTTATCTCTGAAGCGAGATCTGCTAAGAAAGCAAGAAAGGGTTCTAAGTCTGAAGAGCAGGTGAAGAAGGAACTCGACAAAAAAGAGTTTTCTTCTGGTAAGATATCAGCAGCAGATAAGCACAAGAGTGAGAAGGCAAACGAAAAGAAATGGTCGAAGAGCACTACTTTCTCTTCATATAGAATGAAAGGAAGTCAAGGTCATGGTTCTGAGTATCAAGTAAATCCAAGAATTTCATATATTCGCAATGAAGAAGTTCAAACGGAAGGTGCTGCTTGGACAAAAAAATCAGGTAAGGATCCAGAAGGAGGTTTGAATGAAAAGGGTAGAAAGTCCTACGAAAAAGAAAATCCAGGAAGCGATCTTAAGAGACCTTCAAAGAAAGTTGGGAACCCTCGTAGAAAGAGCTTTTGTGCGAGAATGAGAGGTATGAAGAAGAAACTTACTTCTTCAAAAACTGCTAACGATCCCAATAGTAGAATAAATAAGTCATTAAGAGCTTGGAATTGCTGATATGCAAGTAGTAAAACTTTTAGGAGAGTCCACCCAAGTAAATGCTGGAAGTGGAACTAGTGTCCCCAATATTGCTGGAGTTGGTGGTCAATATGTAATGATTCAACACACTCATACATCCGATCGTGTTGTTGAGGTGAGAACTGGTGCTGGTGTTACTACTGGAAGTATTCATATTGCCGACAGACAACCTATTATTATCCAAAAAGAAAGAACGGATCTAATTTATTCTGACGCAAATGATGTTTACGCAACATCAATTGTATATCAAGGTTAAACAATTTTATGTGTGAAACGGTTGACAGGTCTGCTAGGATATATAAGTAAATTCGGGATCAGGAAGGTGAAGGTTCCTAACTGGCAACATCACTCCAAGAAGGAGCAGAAACGAAAACTTAAACCACAGGCTATGCGAGCACGACGTGCTGCGCTGAACCACTTTAAAAAGTGTCACATGACCCCGCCCTCAAAGCGGGGTTTTGCTTTATCATCTGTACATACGAAACAAATCCATGGCAGTCAACCAGGAAATTAAGTCTCATCTTGCTAAACTTCTGGCAACCGAAGATCTTGTTGTAGAGAATAAAAAAGTTGAAACTGCTTCATTCAATGTGCAGACTCGTGTTTTGACTCTTCCTCTTTGGGATCTTGCTAGTGGGGACGTGTATGATCTTCTGGTTGGTCATGAGGTTGGACATGCTCTCTATACTCCTAATGAAGATTGGTTTAAAAAAGTCCAGATTCCACCACAGTTTGTAAACGTGGTAGAGGATGCTCGCATTGAGAAACTGATGAAGCGTAGGTATCCTGGTATCTCCAAGACCTTCTATCGCGGATATGGAGAACTGTCTGACGATGACTTCTTTCAGATTGCTGATGAGAATGTCGATGAAATGAATCTTGCTGACAAGGCAAACTTGTACTTCAAGATTGGAAACTTTATTGATATCAAATTTAATCAAAAAGAAATGTCTCTAATTGAAGAGATTAATAGTGTCGAGACATTTGATGAAGTTCTTGACGTATCTAAAAAACTTTACGAGTTTTGTATTAATCAGCAAGAAACTAAAGTAAAGTTTGATCAGCATGATCAAATTCAACAGGCATCTTCTGGTGGAATGGATCAATCCATGACGAGTGAAGAAATGCCGGAAGATGCAGAGAGTCATGAAGAAGAAAATAATAACTCTAATATTACTTCTGAACAACCACAAGATTCTCAAGAGGATCCTGAAAATATTGAAAACCCTGGCGGTGGAGATACAAATACAGATGTCAAGACTATGACATCCTTTATGGATTCAATCAAAGATCTTATTTCAGATACTAAGTGGGATAATGTTTATGCTGAGATTCCTGCTCTTAATTTAGATTCAGTCATTATTCCTAATGAAACAATTCATTCAAATTGTTATAAAACTTGGTCTGAGTATGAACAAGGTGTTTTTGAAAAGTCTGATGAACAATTTAAAGAATTCAAACGGAGTATCCAAAAAGAAGTTAATTATTTGGTGAAAGAGTTTGAGTGTCGTAAGTCGGCATCTGCTTATGCTCGTGCTAGTGTTGCGAGCACAGGAGTCTTGAACACTTCTATGCTTCACACATACAAATATAATGAAGATCTGTTTAAAAAAATCACAGTGGTTCCTGATGGAAAAAATCATGGACTAATTTTAGTTCTTGATTGGTCTGGATCAATGGCAGATGTAATGTTTGATACTGTAAAACAACTTTTTAGTCTTGTTTGGTTTTGTAAGAAGGTAAATATTCCCTTTGATGTTTATGCATTTACTAATGATTATCCCGTTATCCATAATGGTGAGTTTCGTAATCCTGCATATGTGAAAAGAGATGGAGTAGTTAAGGTTGATGAACACTTTTCTATGATGAATCTTCTGACTAGTTCTGTTAGGGGAAAGGAACTTGAAAACCAAATGCTTAACATTTTCAGGATTGCATACTATTTTTCTACTTCTTATTATTATGTGGGATATAGTATTCCAATTGGGATGAGTCTTTCTGGGACTCCTTTGAATGAGTCCATCATTGCTTTGGATCAAATTATCCCTTATTTCAAAAAGAAAAATGGAATTGAAAAAGTTCAATGTGTAATCTTGACTGATGGTGAAGCGCCTCCACTTAAGTATCATAAAGTTTTTGAAAGTCGTAGTGGTGATGAACCATTTATTGGAATCAATGGTCTTGGGACCAACTCGTTTATTCGTGATCGAAAAACTGGTAATACCTATTCTCTAGATGTTCATTGGCATGAAGTAACTAATGTAATGCTGAGAATGATGAGAAATCGACATAAAGATGTAAATTTTGTGGGTATGCGTATTCTTCAATCTCGTGATGCTGGATCATTCATTCGTATGTACAATATGTTTGATGCACAAAAAAGTATGGAGATGTTAAAATATTGGAAGAAAAATCGTACAATTAGCATCGACAATTCTGGATATCATAAGTACTTTGGTATTTCTGCGAGTAGTTTGAATCAGAGCACAGAATTTGAAGTAAAAGATGATGCAACTAAATCTCAAATTAAAAGTGCATTTGTGAAGAGTCTTCGTACTAAAAAGATGAACAAAAAAGTCTTGGGTGAGTTTATCGAACTGATTGCTTGATAAATAATTGATGCACCACATATAGAAAAAATGTCTAAATTTGGAGACCTTCTTAGGGGTAAAAAGGTGGAAGCAGCTGCACCAGCAGCACCAACACCTCCTGCTGCTGTACCAGCACCATCAAAACCTGCTGTAAATATCTCTAATGATATGACTAAGGCTGAACTGGAAGAGTATGGTAGGACAATCGGAATTGAATTAGATCGCAGACACAGCAAGCAAAGATTAATTCAAGAATTAGAGGATCACGAATCCAATTCGTAAACTGGCACAGGGCAATCTCGAACGGACTTTATCTGGTGTATAATTACTTCAGTTGAAACAAAGCACACAACATCATGTCTCTCTCATCTGAGTACATCCGCACCTCTCTCCAAGCAGTGTATGGCGAGTCTGTAACTGCTGCAGATATTCGTGCTTGGTGTGCTATGAACGGAAGCAACTATCAGACCGTCACTAAGAAGATTGATGAATATAAAGTTAGTCGTGGTAAGTGGAACCTGACTGTTCCTGAGCAACTGGAACAGACTTATCAGGCACCTTCTGCTATGCCTGCTGTTGAACAAGACCTTATTCCTGAAAAAGATGATTCCTTCGTCAAGTTTGGCAACTTCGGTGATATTAAAAAAATTATTCAGTCCCGTCTATTCTATCCAGCGTTCATTACAGGACTGTCCGGTAACGGAAAGACTTTCTCGGTTGAGCAAGCGTGTGCTCAATTGGGTCGGGAACTTATCCGTGTAAACATTACCATTGAAACTGATGAAGATGATCTTATTGGCGGTTTCCGTCTTGTTAATGGCGAAACCGTCTGGCACAATGGCCCAGTCGTTGAAGCACTCCAACGAGGATCTATTCTGCTCCTTGACGAGATCGACCTTGCCTCTAATAAAATTCTCTGTCTCCAAAGCATCCTTGAAGGAAATGGAGTCTTTCTTAAAAAGATCGGAAAGTTTATTCGACCCAGTGCAGGTTTCAACGTCATCGCAACCGCAAACACTAAAGGTAAAGGTTCAGATGATGGACGATTCATTGGAACTAACGTGCTCAACGAAGCCTTCCTTGAGCGATTTCCAGTGACCTTTGAACAGGAGTATCCTTCTCCTACAAATGAGATTAAGATTCTCACCAATGTTGCTCATGATCTGAATATGGTTGCTCCTGACTTCTGCAAGCGTCTTGTAGACTGGGCAGATATTATCCGCAAGACCTTCTACGATGGTGGTATTGAAGAAATCATCAGCACCCGCCGCCTAGTACACATTATTCGTGCATATTCTATCTTTGCAAATAAAGCAAAGGCAATTGAAGTTTGCGTTAATCGTTTCGATGATGAAACTAAGCAGGCCTTCATGGAACTCTACGATAAGGTAGATGCTGATTTCAACATGCCCATTGACGAACAGGAGGATTCCTGATATAATGACTAATGCTTGGTCCCTACTATATGATGTAATGACAGAACACTCAGAATACTATTACGACACTGATCGTAATCGAGACCCAGGGATGAAACCATGGGGTCACAGTGACCTAGAGTACCAAATCAATCTTAATATGAATAACGACCCAAACCGATACAAATATGATGAGGATGCAATCCTCAAAGAACTGCAAGATTATATTTCTGGCACATATAATCAGCACTATTCTGCTGGTGATGATAAAATTCAAACACTTGATCTGATTGAAGCGTGTGGTGATGGTGAAGCATTCTGCCGATCCAACATTCTCAAATATGCTTCTCGTTATGACAAGAAAGGCACTGCCCGACGTGACATTATGAAGATCCTGCATTATGCTGTTCTTCTCATGCACTTCAACGACAAGAACGCAAAGCGTGAAACCTACCCACAATGATGAAACTCCGTGAACCTATGAAACTCTCTGAAAAGACAGTCA